CTAAAGAAAAAGGTAAAAATCCTGAGAAAGCAAAAAAATGGGAAGAGGAATTTATTCAAGGGTCAATAAATAATGGATTGACTCCAGAACAAGGTAAAGAAGTTTGGGATAGAGTTGTTTTACCAGCTTCAAAATATACTTTCAACAAATCCCACGCCATACTTTATTCCTTCATATCATTTGCTACTGCATATCTAAAGGCACACTTTCCAATAGAGTTCTTGCTAGCTAACTTGATGCAGGAGATAGAATCGAATACACAAGATTCATCTGATAACATACTAAGAATAAAACAAGAGCTTAGAAACCATGGTCTGGAAATATTACCACCAGACATAAATGAATCAGATATTGATTATAAGTTACTACCAGATAATAAATTACTTTCTGGCTTAAAAGGGATAAAGTTTTTAGGAGAAGATGCAATAGAAGATATTATGCAAAAAAGACCATTTCATAGTATAATAGATTTTTTTGACAGAGTAGATTCTGGTAAAGTTAGATCTAACTCAATTCAGGCATTAACTGCTTCTGGAGCTTTTGATAAGTTCTCGATCACTAGGAAGAATTTATTTCAATATTGTTCTGATATACGTAAAAATCTTACAGTATATAAAAGAAAAAACACAAACATAAATGCTTTTGAGATTAAGTTTGAAAAAGATGATGAAGAATGGTCTGTAAGAGATTTGTATGCATTGGAGATAAAATATCTTGGTGAATCATTTGTGTGTAGACCAGCAATAGCTTATAAGAAGTTTTTCCAAAAAGAGTTTTCCTCTATAAGAGAAATAAGAAAAATGAAAGATAGATCAACTCTACAATCTTTCAAATTTATTCTTAAAGACTTTATTGAATTAAGAGTAAAAAAGGAAGGGTCTAAGTATTATGGTCAGGCTATGCTTAAAGCAAACATAGAAGATTCTAATATGGATAATATTTCTCTAACTATATTTCCTGATAAATACGCAGATCTTATGAATAAGCTAAAGAAGAAAAATATCAATGAATTAGTTGCTGGTTTAGCTTTTCATATATCTTGTTCTATAAATACCTATGAAAATGAAATAGGTTTGATTTATAATGATATTTATGAACTTGATTTGCCACCAGAGCCACCAGCGGATTCAAAAATAAAGAAAGTTTTCAGGAAATCTTCTAAAACATTAAAAGATAAAGTTCTAGATGATTTGGTGAAAGAAAAAGTAATAAATGAAATAAAAGATTAACTTTTTAAATAAAAGTAATATTTGTATATACTTTTATGGCAATAAAACTTTCAGAGTGGGCAAAGCGTAATGGTATAACTTATGCCACTTGTTACAGGTGGCATAAGGAAGGTACCATGCCAGTGAAATCATACTCAACTGCAACTGGTACAATATTTGTTGAAGACGATAATAAAGATGGAATTACATCAATAGAATTATTTCTAAAGCAAGTTGTAAAATTTTCTTCAGAGAATAAATCTATTGTGGAATTCTCTGCATTTGTTCTTGATAATTTTAATTTATCTATGAAGAATATCGTACATACAGTACATCCATCAGAAGCTCCAGCTATAGCTAAGCAAGAAGTACAAAATCATATTAAGGATTATATAGAATCAGTAATGCCTGAAGAAAAGAAAGAAAAGATCAGGACGCTAAAAGATTCTATAAAAACAAAAACGCTTGAAGCTAGTATAGATGAAAATATCAAGCTAATGATAATTAATGAAATTGATGCTTCTAATGGTGTTAATGTAAGTGAAGAAGATATAGAAATTATAAATGAAATGAAAGATAAATTAAAGGAAGGAAAATGAAGTGTACAAATTGTCAAGCTGAAATAGAAGCTAAATGGAAGCACGCAATATCATCGAACATTTGTCCATATTGCGGTGAAAAGATATTTTCAGATGAATTAGGTTCATTGCTATCAGCATCAAGAAAATTATTTGACTCTGTAGAAGATGGTTTTAAATATAATTTTGAAGATTGGCTTATGTCAAACTATGGTTATGTAAATGTTAGAACTCTAAAAGATAAAATGGAAGAAAAGGATAAAGTTTATCTTGACAAAGTTAAATTATTATCAAAAGATTTATTTAACGTAATAGCTACAGGCTCTATTCAAACTAATGCTTCAAAAGAACAAAGACAACAAAATCAAGTGCCAGTTGAAATGGATGCTACTGCTGCACAGATAAGAAAAAATGCTGGATTAGATGCAATGGAGCAAAGAAGAAAAGAAGCTGCTAGTAAAATAAAAAGCGGTGGATTAAATGGAGCTTCTAGCTTAGTTGTTGATTCAGAGTTAACACCAGCTGATTCTGATGAAATAGAAATGGCTGCTGCATTAGTTAATAACTATGGACCAGCTGTGACGATAAACACTAATTCAGATGATTATGAAATGGAAGGATTATATACACAAGCAATGGCAGCAGGAAGTGGAGGAAGAGATTTAGCTAGAATTCAAGCACAAATGGCAAAATCACAATCAAGAAAAGTTAAGGGTAAGATTTAATGTTAAGAATCATAGATAATAAAAAAATAGAATTGTCAGATGATGAGTGGAGATTATTCAATAAGATATGTGATTCCTATAAAGAATATGGAGGTGAATCATTATTTAGTGATCTTTTTGAGACTGATGATAAAGGAATAATACTTTTTATTAAGCCTCCATCAAAAAAGCAATCTACTTTAGAAATATTTTTGTTTATAGTATCAGTATTCAATCATCAGCATATTAGACTAATGTATGAAAGAATAGACTATGAAGCTAAGCAAACTTCTAAAAGAATAGATGAGTTAGAAAAAAAGATAGCAGCCAATGTGTCATAGGTTGACGTAAAAAATAATAAACTTATATCTACCTAACCCAAGGAGATATTATGGAAGAAGAATCGACGGAAGTAGTTAAACCAAAAGTAAGTTTAGGTGATCTAATTGGTTCTGGAATGGAAGATTCGTTTTTAGATTTTGATTTTACAGAGATTCAAGAAATATTAGAAAATTTAAAAGATATAAATCCAATAGATTTGGCTCATACTGAGTTGCTTCAACAACAAGCACTTAGAGGAGCTGATATTTGTTCAGAGTACATAGGTAAAATAATAAAAACAACTTCATATCTAGAGTCAAAACTAAATGTAGAAAAGAACAGAGCTTCATTAAATTATCAAGATCCTAAAGGTGGAAAAGTAACAGCGGATGCAAGAAAATACGCTGGTGAAATATCAGAAGAAGTAGAAGATCTTGCTATAAAGATAGCACGGGCAAAAGGCTCAAAAACCTTGCTTGAACGTAAATACGAAATATTGATAAAATCACATCATCATTGGAAAGATATAAGCTCTGGCTACAGAAGAAATCTAATGTAATAATAAGGAAGGAATGGCAGGAAAAGCAGATAAAATATCAGAATTTTTTAAATCATATGCCGAATCAGAAGAACAACTAAATTTTAGATTTGCAGGCGAGCAGTTATTAAATGTACCAGTTACATCAACAGGATCAATTTCGCTAGACGATGCTCTTGGTTGTGGTGGTCTTCCAAATGGAAGAATAATCCAATATTACGGACCGCCTGGATCAGGTAAATCGGCAATGTCGATGCTAGCAATAAAAAATGCTCAAGAAAAAGATCCATCAGCTAATCAAGTATTTATTGATGCTGAAAATACATTCTCGCCAATATGGGCTGAAAAGCTAGGATTAAACCTAGATAAAATAATTCTGATAGATGAAGATCTAGCTGTTAATGGTAGGAGATGCTTTGAAATGCTTTTGGGTGTTCCAAAAGAAGATATGAAACATGTCCTTAAGGGTAAATCAAAAGAAGGATTACTAGATCAAATAATTAATAAAGAAATAAACATAAATTTAATAGTTTTGGATTCATTAGGTGCATTGATACCACCAGGAGAAGATGTTTCTGCTGTAGGTAAATCAAATATGGCTTTGATGGCAAGATTTCTATCAACTTCAATGAAGAAGCTTTCATTGGAGGTTACTAAAGCCAAGGTTCCATTTATAGTAATAAACCATAAGCGAGATAATATGGATATGTATGGTGGAGATCATACATTCTCTGGTGGAAATAGCTTTGCGCACTTTCTATCAGCAAATATTTATTTCGAGCCATATGGCGGGAAAACAGGGTTGATATTAAATGAAAATGAAGAAAGGATTGGTCAAAACATAAGAGCAACTGTAGAGAAATCAAAATTTGGTCCACATCCTAAAAAATGTGAATTCAAACTAAAATTCGATGAAGGTATAATTGCACAAGAAGAAGAAATTGCAGATTTAGCAATAGCAAAAGGTATAATAACAAAGCTATCATCAGTATCTTATGAGTACAATGATACTAAATGGACTGGTATAGGTAAATGTTATGAGGGCGTGAAAACAATCCCAGGTCTTATGGACGAGCTTAGAGGAAAGATTCTAAGTTTTAATACGAATAAAAAAGAATTGACAACTTCTTCCGAAGATATAAAATCTGTATCAGACGACGTAGAAAAAATTCTAAAAAAAGCTAAGGCTAAATGACGCAACAATTTGATCAATTCCAGTACAACAATTTAGATACAAGACCGCTTTACTTGATTGTTGTAACTGGTCCTTCTAAGAAGACCCTGCATTATATCACAACGACTAAGCCAGATCATTTACCTGGCGGAATAACTGCGAAAGGATTTTATATAAACACAGAGGAGGATAGTGCTCCTCAAGAAGAATACAAAGAAATAATTAAAAATACTGCGAAAGAAAATATAAAAGAAATTTTCTTTCCATGGCATAGAATATTAGAAGTTAGAAATATACTATTTAAAGCAAAATAAAGGATAAAGAAATGATAACAATGACACAAGCCCAAAAAACACAATTAGCAAACGTTATATCTGAATTTGTAAAATCAAAGAGCAAGTGGCAAGGTACTACCACTAGATTACTAAAGGCTGTAAACAAATCTCTACCAGAAGATATTAGAACAACATCTGCATCTATCTTTAGGCAAAGACTTAACCTAACGGTTAATGTAATTAGGCGGCATGGTGTTAAAGTTGCGTTTACCCAAACCCCTGGGAATAACAGCAAGAAACTAATACAATTTTCAGTGGTTTAAGCTAATAAAATAACATTTAGATATGGGGGTTTGATATCCCCGTATCAAAAATAGATCAATAATAAATTAGAAAAAAATAACGTAATAAAGACTGTTAAAATAATAAATAAAAAGGATCATATGACATATTCATTCGGAGAAGTAGCTTGGGGTTCAGAAGTAGAAATCGATAAAAAGCCAGCAGCCAAAACCTCAGATTTATACATGAGATTAAAAGATGGCGATAATGAACTTAGAATTGTAACCCCAATGTATCAATATACTTTTCACAAATACAAGCCCAATGAAACTGATAAGGGTTATGGTACAAAAATTAGATGCTCGGCAACTAAAGAAAACGGTGGGAACTGCGCTTTATGTAAAGCTGGAGAAAAGGTTTCACTTGGTTGGTATATAGGAGTAATTGATAGGGCTTCAAACTCATATAAAATCCTATCAATGTCTAAACTAGCAATGACTCAACTTCTAGCTCTAGTTAGAAACATCAAACACTGGGGAGACCCAACAAAGTATGATATTAACATCATACAAAACCCAAATGGTGGACCAACTGCATTTTACAATGTTCAAGGTATAGGTAAATCACCTCTATCGCCAGAAGATCAAGTGCTAAAAGATAAAGCAGATCTAGAGTTTTTAAAAGCAAGAGTTGTGCCACCAACTCCAGAAGATACTCTAGATAAGATGAACAAAGTCCTCTCAGGTGAACCACTATGGTTATCAAAAGAAGAATTTGCCGCTAAGAATAAAAAAGGCGGCGCAGCTGCCACTCCAGCAAAAAAGAAAACAGTTGTTCCAGTAGTTGCAGATGATGAAGAGTTTGAAGAAGTAAACTAACAAAACAATAAACTAATAAAAGACCTACAGGACAAATCTTGTGGGTCTTTTTTTTATTACGATATAAACCCAATATGAAAAAAATATTGGGTTTTGACGTTTCCTCAACAGTAACAGCATATTGTTGTCTAGAATTAGATGGTGGTAAAATAATAAACATAAAGCATGGATATATCAAGCCACAAAAAACTGGTAGTATATTTGAAAGACTTGAAAAGTTCTCAAAAGATATATCCGCTATAATATCTTCTATTAATCCAGATGAAGTTGCAATAGAAGATATTATACAATTTATGGGGAGAAACTCAAGTGCAAATACAATAATAACATTGGCATTATTTAATAGAACAGTTGGATTAGCTTCTCATAAATTAAACCTTACTCCAACAATGTATGCAGTTTCATCTATAAGAAGTAAAATAAAGGTTGGCTCTAAATTACCAAAAAAAGAAGAGATACCTGAAATACTTGAGTCCAAGTTTAATATAAAATTCCCTTATGTATATGCAAAACCAAAAGCTGGGAGTAATTTAGCAGTAGGTAAAATAAAACAAGAATCTTATGATTTAGGAGATGCATTTGCAGTAGCAATCTGCCATGCAATTAAGAAAAATGAACTTAAATGAAGCTTACAAAATATTTGAGTTGACACCAAAAGCAACTGATGAAGAGATAAAAGCAAAATACAAACAATTAACGAAACAATATCATCCTGACATAAATAAAGAGCCTGGCGCAGATGATAAATTCAAACAAATAAATGCTGCGAATGATCTGTTAAAAACAAGAAATAATTTTTCTAACTTTAGAAAGGTTAATAACCAACCAGAAGAAATTGTATTTACAAAAACAATAACATTTGCCGAGGCAGTTAAAGGAACAAAGGTTGAACTTAGCTATGATAGGTTTATACAATGTAATAAATGCTCAGGAAATGGTTGGGTAAGAGACAATGGAGGTAAAGCTTGCGCCAAATGTGGTAACACTGGATTTGTCACCACACGTAACGGTAATATGATTACTCAGTCTACTTGTGTCGATTGCCATCATAAGCAAAAAACCACATGTGATTCTTGTTATGGTGAATCTTGCATACTTTCAAAGACTTCAATTTCTGTTAAGATACCACCTGGCATAGATACTAATTCTGTTATGCGTTTGCATAGTATGGGTAACTACACTAAAAATAATATAATTGGCTTCTTTCAGATAAATAGTGGTGGGTCTTATGAAGACGCATTTCTAAAAATAGAATACCCATTACATCCAACAATAGATATGCATGAAGGAGATCTTTATTCTACTATAGATATTTCTTTACTTGAAGCAATTAGTGGCTGTAAAAAAGAAATACCTTATATAGAAGGAACTTTGCCTTTAGAAATACCTAAAAAATCTAATAATGGTAGCCAGGTTGTGATAAAGAATAAAGGTGCTGGAGGTGTAAATGATTTTCTAGTTAACATTAATGTTATCTATCCTGACGAGGATAAGTTACAAAAGATAGTGAAGATATTGCAAGATGAGTGACTACAATGATTTGGTTTTATATTTATCATCTCTGTTAGTGGATTATCCTGGAGCCAGAGATACTTTTTCATATCTTAAATCTAGGATATCTCCAGAATCTATATTGAAATATAATTTTGGATATTTTCCACAATTGAACGAAATGAATTTATTATCAAATCATTTAAAGTTCTTAATCAAGAGTCATTTGTATTTCAATACAAATAACCCTGAGATAAAGTCATCATTTTTGTATTTTGAGAATTATAAGCTGGTTATGCCATACAATGATTTGTATAATAATACTTTGGGTCTAGTCGGAAGAACTATGCTTTCAGAAGAAGATCAGGAAAAATACAAGATATCGAAATATAAGAATACAAAATTTCCCAAATCTTCTAATCTATTTAATTTAAATTTTGAGCATGAAAATATTATAAATAATGATTATGCGATAATTACAGAGGGTCAGTTTGATGCAATTAAAGCTTCAGATATGAAGGTGAAATGTGTCATTGCCGCTGGCACATCTAATATCTCACAAGAGCAATTTTTCTTATTAAAAAGATTCACTAATAATATTTATATTTGTTTGGATAATGATAATGCTGGGCTTATGGGCACAGAATCATTTATTAACAAGTATAGTAAATATGCTAATCTTTATTATATGAAATTACCAAGTGGGTACAAAGATATAGATGAATTTCTTAAATCATACGATAAAAAATCTTTTGAAGAATTAAGACAGAATAGTGAAAATACATAAGTTATATAGAAACATATAATAGATAATAGCTGATATAATGTCCTATTAGGAGAACATATGAGTGAAAGAAGGGAAAGAAAGAATAGAAGTGAGAAATATCAATTTTTATTGTTGGAGACAGCTTGCTCGGCTGAAATGATGGAGGCTTTTTCAAATTCAGAATCTATTGAGCATAGGCTAAATCCTTTTAAATATGATGAAGAGATAGAAGAATTATATGATCAACTAAAAGAAGCTTTTTGGAATATAGTCGATAATAATTTAACCACCAGACAAAAGCAAGTGATTAAGCTATATTGTCAAAATAAAACACAAACAGAAATAGCTAAAGAACTTGGAGTAAATCAATCATCTATAACTAAAAGCATAAATGGTAACGTTGATTATAAAAATGGTAGAAGATGTTATGGTGGGGCGACCAGAAAAGTTGTTAAGCTTGTAGAATCAGATGAAAATATAAAAAGAATTCTTAAAAGAATAATGGAATTGAAAGAAGAGAAAATTTAAATCTGGCACTAAATGCTAATAATACTAAATAATAATTAGAATTATGCTGGAGATAAAAATGAATAAATTTAAAGTTGATTATACTAATTTAGAAAATGCAGTATTGAAGAAAGCTCATAAGTATGAAGAAGTTAAAGATCAACTTGTAAAAGTTGCTTTTGATGTTTATAAATTCAAATCAGATGAAAAAGCTAAGCTCTGGCAAATGCATTCTGCTGATGATGGAAATTATATTGTAGCATTATATGATTCTGATGATGATTTAATTGAAAAGAAAAGTGATTGGCAAGTTATTGTAAATAAATCTGCTAATAATGTAAATTTCTTTTATCAAGATGAATATGTTACTAAACTACCTTTGGACTCATTCTCGATGAATTCAAAAGATCTAGAAACTATACTACCAAACAAATTAGCCCAAAATAAAAATTTGGTTAATCTACTATTAAAGAATGTAAATAGTAAAGTTAAACAGAGTTTGTTAACTAAATTTCCAAGTCTTGCTTAATGGATAAAAAAATAGATGGAATTTACAAAAATAGCTAAAAATTTGCAAATACTAGAAAAAACAATACAAGGTAATGAAAAGTTATCTGTAGATTTTCTATTAAATAAAGTACAAAAAATTGCTTCTGTTAATCCAGAAGACAAAACACTTGGTTCAATTAAGATAATATTGGAAAAAATGTCTGATCATAATCAGATGTTTATTACAAGAAAAGCTTTGAATGATCTATACAATAGACATTACACATATCTAAGCAGATTTGCTGAACACTTCAAAGACGAATTAGGTCTAAAGAAAACAGCATATCCAACTGGTGAATCTCAAAAAGTAGAAAATAAAACTATTAACATTAATGACTATAGAGAAAGCACAGTGTTAGATTCAGTTCTAGCTTCTGCTTTTAATTCTGATTCTAAGGCTTCAGTTGAATTAATTAGTAATGCTGAGAAGATTATAAAATTACAAATGGCTTCAATTGGATTAAGCCCAGATAATGTTAAAGTTGTTGATCATAATTTTGATGCTTTAGTTGTTAATGCTAGTTTTATTACTCCAAAAGGACCAACTCAAGTATTAATACCTTTAACAAATAAATTACAAACAAGTGTATTTGTTAGCAACGCTGGTGTACAAGATATTACCAGAGAAAACATTGTATCATATATAAAAACAAATGCTGGTCAAAAACTAAAAACTTCTCCAGATGCTATACTAAAAACAATAAGCGCATCTTTAAAAAGAGATTTAAGTGACTCTGAAATTGCTGCTCTAAAAATAAAAACAACTGGGATGCAATCATTTGCTGGATCTATTCTTGGTCAAGAAGTAGAAATAGTATCAGTAACCGACGTAAAGCTTCCTAGACTTTCTGAAACCAGTAGGTACGAGGGAAAGCTTGGTTCTTCGAACCTAGAATGTGTAGCTTTATATGGTGAATCTGGGTTGAAGAAAGCAGCCAGTGCAGTTGTTAATAGTCTTGAGAATGTTGGCATCACAACATCTTCAGTAAAACTATCTAAATCCATAAAAGATGGAGTTATGTTTTCTGTTGCTTCAGATACCAGATCATTTTCAGTTCCAGTGAAATTCCTAAACAAATCTCCTTTAGCGCCAGAAATAGTTGTATCCAATGGATCTATACTAAAAATAGATGCTTCACTATCTAATTCTTTATGTGACCATGGATTAGACAAAAAAGCTTTTATAGAAGCAAAAGATATTGCTTATCTATCAATAGAGGATTTAGTTTCATTTATACAAAAATCAGCAAGTTCAAAAGAATTTGAAAAATATGAAGCTGGTATGATCGTTCTAAAAGATAGAGATGAATCTTTATATAATACAATAAACATTAATCTAATAAATAATACATTAAATAAATCAGCAAGTGTAAAACATAAATGTGGTAAAACAATAAAGATGAAAACAAGTAAATATGATATTTGTTCTCATACTGGATTACCAATAAATAAAATAGCACATGATGAATATGGTAACTGTATACCATTACACAGAACAAAAATAGCTGAGGCTGACGCTGGTGGTTATTTTATGACAGCTAAAATATTAGGATAAAAATGCTAAATAAAGTAAATAAACTTGCTGATTATTTTGAGGTTAAGCTTCGCAAAGAAGCACAAACATCTCAAGATTATAAAAAAGCCTTAGAAAGGGCTTCAGAGAAAATGTATGATATTTTATCAAAAGACTTTCCAGCTACAGTTGGTGGTAAGAGGGCATTAAGTCTAGAAAAAGCTAGGGCTTCACTTACTAATTCAGATTTCAGGATATTTAGAGATATTGTGAGATCTGAAAAGGTTAATGCTTTTGGTGAATCATTGCTATCAATTTTTGATTCAATAAAAAGCTTAGTAGAGACAGAAATAACCAAAGAAGATGTTATGCAAGTAAGAGAATTTGTTTTTGATCTAACAAAAGAAATTCATGCTTATGCTGGCTCTAGGGAACTTGGTGAAGATTGTTTTAAATCAATTGAAGCTTTCATTGGAGTAAAAAACAATAGAGATTTAACTCAAGAAGTCAAGCCAATTCACAATAGTATATCTAAATCATTAAATGGTCTTGTAAGGTTACTAAATGCTAATGTAATAGACAATCTTGATCCATTTCTAAAAGATTTTGGTAAGTTGCCAAAAGTAAATGTTGGTAGACAACATGATGCTCCTGCTGGTGAGGCATTTAGGAAGACTCAAGTAAATAATGGCTCAACTAATTATGCAAGATGTCTTGGTATTGAACCTAGATTGTTTGGACAACTAACAAAATTCTTAGTAGCAGCTGGATATTCTGAGTTAGCCGCCGAGGCAGAATCTTTGGTATCTAAAGCTGTACTAAAAGTAGATCTAGAAAGTTTCATATCTTATGATTTAGAATTTAAACAGTTAAGATCTAAAATAAGAAAATTAGTTGATAGTGAAGAGTTAATGAGAAAAACTCAATTTGATAGGCTTAGACCAGATGGCTTCCTAAAATCAGAAAGTGTAATACCAAGGGCATACCCAACTTATGAGAAACTAGATCGTCTAGAAGAACAGTATAAGAAACTTATAGAATCTGGCAAATTAGATAAAGATAAGGGTGAAGATAAGTTAAGAGAGATCCAGGATTTTAGACTAAAAAGAACAGCAGAAGAAGCTAGATTCGATAAGGCTCCATATTCAAAAGCTACACTAACAACCCCTGAACAAAAACCAGATCCACTTGCAAGAGAAAAACATCTAGATGAAATAAGACATAAAGAAACATCTGAAGTTTTATTCTTAGATGAAAAGTTTAGAAAAGTGCAAAAAGCTATAGATCAACTTGAACTAAAAATAGCTCCTCTTGAAGATAAGAAAAATAAAAATGTTAGTGATATTGCTAAACTAGAAACATATAAGCGTGAAAAAGATAATCTAACTATAAGTTTGGTTGGTATTAAAGAGCAATTATCAAAAGCAACGGAACAAAAGAATAAAGTTCATGAAAGAGTTAAAGAAGAATTATCAGAAATCGAAGAAGGCGATGACTACAAGGCTATAACTGGTTTTGATCCAGATAGTATATAAGGTTAAATATGAAAATATCAGAAATGTTAATAGCTATAGCTTCTTGGCTAGAAAGTTCAGATAATGAGGCTTTAATTTTATCCGAATACAACGAAGATTGTTGCAAAATAGTTGCTGAGTCATGCGTGCAGGCGGCTGAAATTTTAAAAATTGCTGCTCTCCAAACCGATGAACTAGAGCCTGAACCAGAATCAGTATTGACTGAAGAATCATTATCTGGATTAGCTAGCATAGCAAATGAATTTGATAATTCAGGTGATCCTGAATTAAAGAAACAAGCATCTGTAATAGATGAACTTCTTCTAACAATATCAGCTTCTAAAGATTATGTAAAAATAAAAAAAGCTCAAGAAGCTGAAAAGATAGATAGATTAAAAAAAAACTATAATGATACAAAAACAAAATCAGATGAGTTAGCTAAAAAAGATGTAGCTGAGAAAAATATAGATAAATCTGATTATTACAAAAAAGTAGATATCTCATCTGAACCATTACAAACAAGATATTGTCCAGATCATGCCGGGGTGATGGCTAGAAGAATATCAGATATGGTAATACAATGTCCATTAGATAAAAAACAATATGATTTTGAAAATGGTTTTAGTTTAATGGATGGAACAAGAATACCAGGAAGGACTGTATCTAACCAAACAAAGTTAGATACTCATGAACAGGCATCAATATTTTCTACAAGACAAGATAAATTAAATGGCTAAGACTTTAGATGTAGATAAATTGTTAGAGCATCCAGATAAAGATGAATTAATCTCGATGCTTTCAATTGATACTACACCAAAACAAATAAATGATTGGTTAAAATCCAAATATTCAACTGTTGGTGAGAGTAAACTTGTGTTATCAGAAAGATATCTTAAAGAATTCAAAGAAGAATATCTTGATCTTTATCAAAAAATAAGAGAAGATATATATAAAACAAAATTCAATAAGGCTTCTCCTGAAGAAAAAGTAGCTTTGGCATTGAATGGTAATTCTGCTTATAAAAACAGAATATTAGAATTAGCTGATAAGAAAATAGATTTAGACCAAATGATGGCTAATTTACTTTTAAATATCGAAGATCGTGTTGCAGATTACTTTGACCAGACATCAAATATGAGACTAAATGAAAGAACAAGCAGAGCCCTTGTTGAATGGGTTGATGCTATGGGAGCGGCAGTAGAAAGATTAGATAAGATAAGAAGACAAGATAAACTTGAATTAGAAAAAGGAAGTGTTGTTAACAATACTCAAATAAACATTCAAGTTTTAGATCAGCAAATGAGTGAAGTTTACGAAGTAATAAAAGAAATATTAAAAGAATTTGATATGGTTAGTTCTATGAAATTTATGGATCTACTAAATTCTAGAATCTCTAGTATTAAAGAGAATAAAAAAGAATTATCAGTAGATCAGCACTTGGCTGAAGTTAAGTTATTGAGCCAAAGTGTACAAAATAAACTAAATGGATAATAATGAACGTAGAAGAGTTAGTATTACTTGCAAAATATGAATACGAAGAATTACAAAAGACTTCTTATCCTAATTATGACATTAAAGAATTAGAAGGTCAGTATGATTCAAAGAAATGGCTTGCTGCAATGCAGGACATTAATTCTTTGACCTCCAATGGTGAATCTAGATATGATGCTGTCGCTAAGACTACAAGCGGATGGGCTCATAAAGAGCTACAAAACTTTCTTAAATGGATGAAGTACTATGATAGTGGAGACTATCTAAAGTATAAATTTGCTTCTTTATGGGATGAAAAGAACCCAGGCTACTTTTTCTCATTCAAAGATAAAAATTATTCTACTGATTTCACTAAACCAGAAGAACCAAAAGTAGATAGGGCTGTACTTACTGAAAATAACAGAAAGAAAATGTTATCAAGACTACAATCTCTAAAGAAAATACTATTATCTAAAGAATCTAGAGAATTAGCTGGTCCAGAATTTGATGCATTGATAGAAGCTATTTATGATCTTGAGAAAAGAATCAGTAAATTACAAAAACTATCTGAAACAACTTACATTGATCTTATTATAAGACAAGCAAATGCATTAAAGCATAAAAATAATACTTTTTCTTCTGAAGTATTGTATAAATTTGCTCAAATAAATTCAACTGAGCCTGTTTCTCCAACTCAAGATAAGAAGATGGAGCAAAACACAACAACAGAGCTACCTAGTCCAAACCAGAACATTACAACAACACTTCCACCACCTTCGCCCCCAGCACCACCAACGCAAATGCAGGGGGCTCCAGGAAACATTCCTGGAGAAGCTCCTGGTCAAGTCAATCCTGGTAATAAAGTTGTTAAGCCAACAGATAATATCGAAGGCATAAAAGGGTTTGTTAACAAATTACAAGGTAATATAGACGATAATTCATCAGAAGATGAATTATATGTGAGTGATTTTGTTGTAGAAGCTCAAGTTAATGATTCTGTTCCAGAACCAATATCTGTTAAAGAGCCATTGAATATAGATCCAAAAGCTCCAGTTCAAAACCCACAGTTATCAAATACTAATTTGGATCAAAAAATAGATGAATTATTTAAAGGAATAACAGTAAAGGATGTTGTTGTTAAGCTTGAAGAAATCTCTCAAGTATATAAGCAAAGAGAGCTTCCAAGGCAATTAGCAATAGTAGATATGATGTTATCCTCATTAAACTTAAACTCTTATTTTGAAGCTTTATCTGAAGCTGAAAATAGAGCCATTGAAAGCAATAACTATATTGCTGTTCGTATTGATGAAATGTTATCTAAACTACGTGGAGCATTGGATACCAAAGATTTAGATCTAATTAAGAAAGATAGACCAGTTTCACCAGAGGCAGAATCAGTTAGAAAGAATCTTGAGAATCAAGAAGCATTAGATGACAAGAAAAAACAAGTAAAGAAAGATCTTGAAAATCAAGCAATAATGTCTCAAATAAAAGAAGAGCCTGAGATAACAGTAAATGAAAATGATCTAAATAAACCAGAAGCTCCAAAACCAGCTGCACCACAACAACCAGTTCCACCAGTTAAATAATTAGTGCATTTTAATTAATATTTTCATAATGAAATTAATCGATGTACTAAATTTAATAGAGGAAGTTTCTATTAAAAATAAAACTTCAAAGCCATATGCCTGCGGTGGAGTTGTAAGAGATAAAGTTTTAAATAGAATAACTAAAATCAATGATTTAGATATTACAACTGGTGATACTTCAATTTATCTATTAGGGCAAGAATTTTATAATAAGATGTCCAAGATATACAATATAGAAGGAACTACGGCTAAAGATAGCCACTACACAATTACTTTTGGTAATTTAAAGATAGACTTTTCTTCTAACTATATTCATCCTAACATAACTCACATCCTAAAATCAACAAACTATTCTTCACTAGAGCTTGAAACATATTCAAGAGATTATACTTGTAATTCATTACTATCTGATTTAAAGTTTGAAGAAGTATTAGATATTACAAAACGTGGAAAGCAAGATATCAATTCTAAAGTAATAGATACTTGTTTAGATCCATCTTATACTTTACCAGTACAAAATAATCGTAGCTTTAGAGCGGCTTATCTTTCATTAAAATTAGGTTTTGATATACACCCTAGGGTTATGAAGTGGATAAAAGAAAACGCAATGATTGTTCAAAATTGTAAATTTAAATATCTTGATGAGAAAATAGCAATGATGACTGCTTTGGATAAACAAAGAACATCTAAGATATTAAAAGATACAAACATGTATGCCTACATACCACAAGAAATAATTCTAAGGAATGATCTATGAATTTTCTTCAAAAGAACTATTCTCCAGACGAGAGTTTGTTTTCTAACATGAAGCAGTACAAAAGCGTTAAAGATTTTTTAAAGAAAAGAAAATCAAAACAAAGGCTAAGAAGATTAGCTATGATAAATTTTATAGCAAGAGGAATAGATTTTGATATTGACCAAACAATAACGCCAATAATAGGCGATGGTGGTTCATATCAAGAATCCGTTGCTGTTGGTGGTAGGACAGATAAATATTTATCCATGAATGATTTTGATGATAAAGATGTTTCAAAATTAAATATTGGTAGAGATTATGACTCTGAAGAGAAAGATGGTGAAGGTAAGTCAGATAAACCAATTAAAACTGATCATTCTATAAATGGTCTGGAGAGAGAATATAATCCAGAAGAATTGGAAGTTAACTTTAATCAAAATAATTATTATGGTATCCAGGACGCTGGCAACAACGCTTATAGCAACATATAATTATAATAAATTCATATAGGGAATAAATGTCTTTATACAAAGAATCTCAAGAAATATTAATAGATGATGAGCCAGTAAATTTAGTTGGTGATAATGTAATTACAATGACTGGTGAAGACCCATCAGAAAACTCAGATGTAATACAAGTATCAGAAGGAAATGAATCTTTAAAACAACCAGTGGTTGAAATAGAAATAACATTTGATTCAGATATGCCAGGTGTACCAAGGAAAGAAGTTGAGAAAATAAAACTTGAACCTGAAGAAAAAGAACTTGAAGTATCAGAAGCAGATGATGAGAAAGATGAAGATAAGGCAGAAGACAAGAAACCAAATTCTATATGGGATTGGCAAACACAAGGTTTACCAAACTTTCTAAATTGGGTAAATGAAAGATTTCTAAATGTTCCATACCACTCAGGTAGAGATACAGCTGGCATTGAAAGAGCAATTTCTTATCTTAAAGCAGTTGATTCAGAAATATCAAAAGCAATGAGATCTGATAAGGATGGACAATTAGATTTCGCCAAGATAGTCGATGTAAGATCAAAAATAGAAAATGGAATTCAAGCTCTAAAAACTCAACTAGATAGATTGGTGAAACCAAGAAAAAAAGCTGACGAAGAAATAGAGTTAATAATAAAAGAAGGTGAAGATACATCTGAACAAATAGTTAAAGAAGCACAAAAAGCTGTTCCGCTTAAAGGTAATTATGTTAACGTACCTCTACTAATTGCAGGAATAGCAAGAATATGTATTAACTCAACAATATCAGCTGGTCATTCAATGGAAGATTCATTTGAGAAGCTAGCTAAGAAATTTAAATTAGATGATAGAGAAAAGTTTCAAGTTGTATTACTAATACGAGATATGGGTTTCCCAATAAGAGCGGATAGGTTTTCTTTACTAGAAGAGCAAATAGATCCAACTGAAAGTCAAGGTTTAGATTATATGACAAATTACCCATCGTAATTTGTTGAGGAAAAAATGATACGAACATCAAAAGAATCACAAATTATATCTGACCTGTTATTTGCTGAGCTTGAAAAGCAATTAAATAAAAATGCAGTTAAGTCTATACAACAAGACAGTGATTTATTTTCTCAAATAAATTCTGTAATAAAATCTAAGAAAAGCAAGTTTAGTTCTGTAGCTGAAGCCGTAGAAGAAATGAAAGAAAGAAGTGGATTAAATAAATTTCTTAGAAAAGCTCAGGCTTTAAAGCAAGCTAGTGCAAATGTGGAAATATTTAAAGTAAATCCAGAAGTTCAACAAACTATAAAAAACTATATAGATGAAACTGGTGGTGCTTTACCATTACAAGCAATTGTAGAAAAGTTAAAGTCTATATATAAAAACACAATATCAGATGATAAACTTTGGGTAGATGAAAATTTACTAAAATATATTGCTATGGTAAATACTCAAGTTAGAACTGAAACAGAAAACAAAGAACCATCATTGAATCTTGGTAAGAATTTATTTAAAAATGATACTGATACTTCTGAATCAGATGATATTTTCAAATCATTAAACCCATCTAAATAAATATTACTTTCATATACCTATATGGAAGAATTTAATATATTTGACGAATTTAAATCAAAATTACTAAACATAGACCCTGTTAACTTTTGCGAAGAGTATTTAATGTTAGACGGGGAGCATTTTAGTTTGCATGGTACTGGATACAAACCATTTATAGATATTTATAGATATATTGGATTGAAGTCTTTAGAGAAGGATTCAAAACCAGTAGTATTAGTAAAAGGAAGGCAGGTTGGTGGAACAACCATGGCATTAGCTCTTGAAATGTATTTCATGGGCTCAAGATTATTTGGCAATGGGAAAAATCCACCAATAAGAATAATACATGCATTTCCTTCATTGGAAATGGCTGGAAGATATACAAAATCAAAAATGAACCCTATGATTGCAACATCTAAGCAAACAAAGAGTTTAAAGAATGGGAAACCAATATCTTATCTAGAGTCAATGCTCGATCCTAACACATCTAGCAAAGACTCTTTGAGTTTTAAAGCATTTGCAGGTGGAAGTCATATATGGATAGAATCAACAGGAATAGACGCTTCTAGAATAAGAGGTTTAACAGCTGACATTATATTTTTTGATGAAGTTCAATCTACACCAGTAAATGCATTAACAAATGCTACTAAAATTCTACACGCTTCTAAATATGGCAATCCAGGTAAAGGTGTTCAAGTTTATTTTGGTACTCCATTAAAGAAAGGGTCCGGCTTTCATAATTTATGGAAAGAATCTAATCAACAATATTATCACCTAGGTTGTAAAAAATGTAAAAAGCATTTCCCATTATATACTCCAGAATCAGATGAGTGGGAAAATATATGGATAGAAAAATTTGATGTTAAATGTACTCATTGTGGTGAAGTTCAAAATAAATTAGAGGCAGCTGAAAGAGGTAAATGGGTAGAAACAAAACCACTAAGTGAATGTAAATACATAGGTTTTCATATAAACCAGTTGTTTTCTCCAAATATACCAAAAGAAAACGTAATAGAAGAGAAACCTGAAAACCATCCAATGAACACAGAACGAGTTTATAGGAATGAAGTTTTAGGTGAATTCCATCAAGGAGATTCTACGCCGATTTCTCCTGATGAGCTAATGGAAAAATGTGGCGATATTGATCGTGGCACATCTGAAAGAATTCTTTCTTCTGAGAACAAGCTTGTGTTCATAGGAATAGACTATGGGTTAAAAGGTGATCTAGACCAACAGGCTAATCCTGAGAAAAAGATCCAGGGGCAATCCTATACAACTGCCGTCGTTATATCTGTCGAAGGTGCAGGATTAGTTAAAGTAGAATTCGTTAAGAAATTTAAAAAGTCTGATCCAGAAACAAAAAGACAAACCATAGACCAATTAGTTAGACAATTCTCAACAAATCTAATAGTTGGAGATATTGGTTATTCACAGGACTTCTCTACAGATTTATCTAAAGTATATGGAGATAAGTATATTGTATCAATGGCTTCAGGTGAAATAAAAACTCCAGGTAGAGTTAAATATCATCCAGAGTTTATTCCAAAACAAATAAGCTTTGATAAAAACTTTTATATAGCTGAGATGATTGATAAATTCAAAGCTGGCAAAATAAGATTTCCATACAAAGATTATGAAAAGATTGCTTGGTTAATTGAGCATTGCTGCTCAATGGAAATGAAACCAAAAATGTCTAGAGGTGGAGATCATACAACCTCGTATGTAAAAGGTTCTTCTCCTAATGACGGTTTTATGGCATTAATAAATGCTTATCTAGGATATAAGTTTTATATTTCTAATGGTTTTGCCGATACAAATGCATTTGTTGATAATAAACCAAAATCAAAAAATATACCAGCTATACTTGGTCACATCAGTAGAAGAATGTTATAAAAAATAATATTTGTATATAAAACTAATATTTTTATATACAAATATGTCAAAATCAGGTGATTATTTAAAAGCTAAGTATGGATCAGAGACAATTACACCAAATGTAATAAAAAGTGTATCTCAGTATAGAAGGGGTGAAATAGAAGAATCTCTTCAAACAACATATCCACACAGTGCGCAATCTTCTTCATATACAACGGCAACAAGTTTAAAGAAAAACGCTCAAGTCTCATCGAATGGAGGTGGATACAAAGGTACTGGCGATTCAGCTAATCAGGTTCCAAATGTATATTCTCCATTATGGCTTGATAGCAATTTAGCATTACCAAGAGATAGAGCAACGATAAATGCTTGGCTTCGTGCATTTTATGCATTGAATCCATTTGTGCATAACTCTATTAATTTACATTCAACTTATCCAATTAGTAAATTAAATATAAAATGTAAAAACAAGAAGATAGAGAATTTCTTTAATGATATGTGTGAAGAAATTGATCTAATGAATGTTTGCGTCCAGATAGCACAAGAATACTGGCTATTAGGTGAAGCATTTCCATTTGTTGAATTAGATGAAGAGAAATTAAAATGGAGTAGGATAACAATATTAAATCCTGATTATATGATTCTTAAGAGGACAGTAATTGAAGACGAGCCTCTTATTATGATGAAGCCAGATCAGAATCTTAAAACAATTGTTACATCGAATAAAGCCGCTGATATTGAACAGAGAAAACAGTTAAATCCATATATTGTTAATTGTGTACTTAAGGGTCAGAACATACCATTGGATAATTTTCAAGTTTCACATCTTGCAAGAAGAATTTCTCCATACGAAAACAGAGGAACTGGATTACCAGTTTGTATTTTTCGTCAACTTTGTTTGCTTGACAAGTTAAGGGAATGTTATGATGAAGATACAGAAGTCCTAACACAAAATGGATTTAAGAAAATAAACGAAATTCTTGAATTTACTACCAACCAAAATGATAAAATTGTTGGTCATTTTAATGGTCTAAATGTAAAATTGCAAGACGATATAAAAATAGCTTGTTATGACGAAGCTACAGATTCTATAAAATATCAATCTCCAAATAATTTTACATTGGGAAATTATTCTGGCGAAATGTATCATTTTTCTGGAAATAAAGTTGATGTTAAAGTTACCCCCAATCATAAAATGTATTTTAGAGAAAAATTACAAAAAAATTATAAAGGATATTACTCAGATTTTCAAGCGGGTTCGGCAGAATATATTGCGTCAAAGAAGAAATATTTCAAATTTAAAACACTTGCAAGATTCGAAGATGGTATTACTCCAGAGTATACTAAAGTACTTGGCACTAATATTCCAACAAAATTATATCTAAAAGTACTAGGCTATATTCTATCGGAGGGATGTGTATATCAAAATTATGATAAGAAAAGATATGATAATTCAATAAGTATTTCGCAAGCAACTGATTCAGATTGCTACGAGGACATCAAGAATTCATTTAATGAATTTGGAAATTTATTATCATTAAAAGTTCATAATAAAACATCAGACAAAACAGATAAAAATAAAGAAAAATGGGAGGGTAGAATTGGTAGTAAAGATTTAACAAATTATTTTATTAAAGAATTAAGCTATGATTTGAATAAAAAATGTAATTCTTTTAATAAAAAAATACCAAGACAAGTATTTAATTATAAAAAAGAAGATATGAAGATTTTACTGGATGCATTAGTAAAAGGTGATGGCAATGAAAATGTTAGTAAATACGGTACCGATACCATAGGATATTCATATTGCACTGTATCTAAACAATTATGTGAAGACGTTTACGAATTAGTTTATAAATGTGGATATTTACCTAATATAGTAACACATCTAAGAAAAACTAAAAATGATCAAAAAGAATATTATGTTACTTGGTCAAATTGTTCATATGGCGACGAACCCATTTTAAATATTGGTGGGTCATTACGTAATAAGAAAAATAATGGTGCTGATGTAAAAAAAGTAAATTATGAAGGTGCAGTTTGGTGTTTTGAGGTTCCAACAGGTTATTTTGTTACTAGAAGAAATGACAAGATTACTATTCAAGGAAATTGTAAATTTGCTCAAGCTGATAATATGATTAATCCATTAACTGTTGTTAAGATAGGTAATGATAATTATAAACCAACTCCTGATGTATTAGAATCATGGAGGCAATTATTTGAAGCCGCTCAGTATAATAAAGATTTTAAGATTTTCACAAATGAAGCTGTAGATATTTCTGCTGTTGGTAAGGGTGCTGCAATATATGATACATCTGGTGATGTTACTCAATTGATAAAAGAAATATTAATTGGTTTACAAGTTCCATCTGTATTAATGGATGGTGGATCTGATACTACATATGCTAATGGTGGTGTTGCATTAGATGTACTAAGACAAAGATATATGCAATTTAGAAACATGTTAGCTTCTTGGTTAAAGAGAAAGATATTTGCACCAATATCAAAAATGAATGAATTTTACGAATATCAAGATAAAGAAAAAGTTCTAATAATACCAGAAGTTGATTGGAATCACATGTCATTATTTGATGCTGGTGATTATATTCAAAATCTAGTTGGGCTAACAACTGGTGGTGAAGAAGGGAAAAGAGTAGCAGTTCAAGAGCTACATAGAAGTATGGGTTTAGATTACAATGATCAGTTAAGAAAGATAAAGAAAGAAAATATTTCAAATGCTATTTTAAAGAAAGAGCAAATAGCATTGGATGCAATGACATTAAGTGAGCTTAGGGCATTAACAGAAGAAGATGAAATTCAAGAAAAGGAAGGACAACAAGAAGCTAAGGCAGGTGAAGAGGGTGGTGGAGGATTACCAGGAATGCCTGGATCAGATTTTGGTCCACCAGATTTAGGTGCTCCACCATCTCCTGGACCTTCTGAACCACCTCCTTCACCAGAGCCACCAAAACCCTGACATAAAACAATATTATCATATAGGTTTGAATAAACAGGGGCTATATGATAAAAGAGTCACAGAAAAGAGATTTGTCTGATAGAATATCAGATCACGGACTTAGTTCTGTAAAGGAATGGTTTAATAAGCCATTACAAAGAAAAATGATGGAACTAAAATCAACCGATGATAAAATTCGTTCTATTATTTACAATAAAAAAGTTGGCAAAGAAGAAAGTGGATTAGGCGTTGCTGGCGGATTAAAAGAATTAATATCATTAATGAGAAAAAACGCTGGCAGAATGGAGTATATCGAAGTTTTCACTTTGCTAGGTGATTTTCATAAGATAATGTCCGAGCTTAAAGTTATTTCTGCAAAAACATATGAGAAATTTAAAGGTGACTATAAAGAAGTTTTGACTCAAGATGTAGATTCAGAAAAACGAAAGAAGTTATTAGAAATAGGTGAGCGCCTAAGAAATGCAACTTACACCAACTATACTATGACTAAAGAAGCTGGTATAATGGATTGGTTTAAGTCTATATCTAAAGGGTTTAAGCGTGGTAGAGAGTTAAAATACTGGGCTGAAAACAATAAGAAAGAAGCCGAGCGTTTAAAATCAGACACGACCAGATTATTAAATTACTCAGAAAAACTATTTGAGATGATAGAAAATAAGATGAAGGCAATGTCAACAGATTTAGTAAGAAGAAATACTGTTCAATATGCTAAAAATTGTGCTGAAATAGTAAAAATAACAGTTGAGTTTGATAGGCAATTCAAAGAGTATTCAAAAGTAAACATTAGCCCAATACTTGAAGATCTAAGAAAGGCTCATGAGGCTGAAGAAAAAGAGCAAGAAGCTGCTAAAATAGAAAAGCAAAAAGCTGAAGAAGAAGAAAGAAAGGCTTTAGAAAAAGCTAGGGTGAAATTAGATAGACCTAAAACACCAGAAGAAGTTCAAAAAGCACTTGAAGAATTATCTGGAGGTAAACCACCAAAAGAAACTACTAAGAAAAGCGAGTCTGAGTATAAAGAAATAATGAAAGGAATAAGAAAACTAGCGCATATGAATATAAAATGAACTTAGATAATAATTTTTATAAGAAGTTAATAGAAGTATGTGCTAGGTCTGGTGTTAAACCAGAAGATGCTTTAGCTATTATGACGCTTGAGTCTGGTCTTAAACCAAATGCTGTTAATAAAGATGGTGGTGCGGCTGGTTTAGTTCAATTTATGCCATATATTCTAAAATCAGTTGTTAAATACGATCCAGCTAGGCATGAGAATAAAAAATTTAATGATTTATCTGGCTCAGAACAATTAGATTATATAGAAGGTCATTTTAAAAGACTATCATCAATGGTTGGTGGGCAGGTTAAATCAGCTGCTCAACTATACATAGGTAATTTTTATCCTGTAGCGCTTACGAAAGGTGATATTAAAGCCGGCATAGCATCGGCTCCTATAGTTAGAAAAAACCCTGTTGGTCAATTATATAAACAAATTACACCAGAAAAGGAAGCCAAAGCTTATAGCCAAAACTATGGCTTAGATGCTGATAAGGATGGAGTAATAACATATGGTGATATACAAAAAAAAATGGCTGGTGCTATGAATTCCGCTATCTATAAAGAAGCTATAAAGAAATTAAATGCCGCTAGGGCTAATCAAGGTGAAGAATTAGATGATAAACCAAATCAAGAAGACCCTATGGTCTCTGGATTGCTTGAAGCACTAAAAACAGCCGGAAATGGTGTTTTAATGATTGGTGATAGATCTGAATCATTCCAATTTGCAAGAGTTTTAAAATTTGCAATACAAGAAAACTTCAAAAAAGACTGTGATATATGCTGTGATAATGAAAATGTTGGTTTGTATACCGCAGCAAAGATAGATGATGAATTTATTAATATGGTTAAGTCAGAATTTGAAGAAAATCTTAATACAAAAATGAGTTTTGTCAATGATGTTAAGCTAAATTTAAATAAAATAAGTGTAGATAAAGAATTATCTGAATATAGATTGTTTTTACTTAAAAGGTTAAATGGAAACATACGCTAAACCACAATCAAATACATATGCTGAAAGCCTAGGTTACCTTTTAAGTGGACAAATAGTTGAAATATACTTAGGTGAAACTTATGAACAGATAAAAATGGAGCAGTCAGATGAAAACAATCCAGCTATTCTTGTTGGTAAAATACTAGAAGGGTATGGAAATGTTTTAGTCGTTGAAGCTGCTGCATTTAGAAATAGAAGAATAGATCACTATAGAAAAGTATATATAAATGATTATTCTATCAAATTTATATGTGTTTTAGAGCCAAGTAACGTTGGTGCAACAAATATATTCATGGATTCCAGAGAAGCTGGGAGAATCTATAACGAGATAAAATGAATAGATACAAACAAGCATCTAAATCTTTAGATTTATCTGAACTAGATGAATTTAGCTACTCCTCAGTATTAAGAGAGGTTAGGTCTCAATTATCACCTGAAGAATATATTGATTTTATCAAAATATATAAAGGATTTTTCGATAAAGCATATTTATCAGACAAAGAAAATGTAAAGCAGGTATCTATGTGCAAAACATTACTTCAATTTGGCAAAAAAATAACAATAGACTTAGATAAAAATCTTTTTAAAGAATATATGGGTGAGTCTATAGCTAAGGATGCAGCAAATAAATACTTTAATCTTATAAAATCTGGGTTTAATATAAACGAAAGAACGATAAATATAGTTAAAGCAGAATTAGTGGATATGGAAAACTCTAATATGCCAGTTGTTATTTATATAAACTCAGATATTAACAAATATGGCGCTTTAAAAGAAAAAATAGTGGATATACTTTTGGAGCACGAATGATATATAGATTTAAAAAAGTTTGTAAAGGTGTATATCGTGGGTCTGCTCCAAGAAAAAAAGATATTGCTGAATTAAAGAATAAATATGGAATAAATAAAATAGTTTCCTTGGATGAACCAGAGGGTGAAAGAATATCTAATGATTGCAAAAAAAACGGGATAAAGCAATTAAAGTTTTATCTTGATTTAGAAGATGAAAGCATAGATAAAGTTTTAGATGCGGATCTAAAAAAAATATTTATAGATGATGGACCAGTATTTATTCATTGTAGGGCTGGGAAGGATAGGACTGGTTTTGTTTCATGCTTAATAGAAACAAGATATTTGGGAAAATCTTGTACTTCTGCGATTAATCATGCTAAATCACTTGGATTTGGATCTTTTGTTGATAAAAAAATAATAGATAGGATGATAAAAGAAGTTTGCAAATCATGCAAAAAAGATCATAAACATTATAAGCAAGATTCGAATGATGCAGATATAGTTGGTAATTCAAGACAATATCATGGTGATAATCATGATAGTTATTTAGATAGTGGTCAGTTAGGTAGTTTTTCACCACATCTAAGCCCAACAAGACAATATCCAGTAGATTTAGTATATAATCCATTGGATGATGCTTCTGATAACAAACGAATATCTCCAGTTAAGAATAAGAATAATGCTGTACCGAGAGTTGGTGAATATGATAATGCAGCTGGCTTAGCTGGTGCTGGACCAACTGAAAATTATGGAGGGTTTTTACATGATTAAAAAATCTTATTTGGTTACTATGGCTTATACTTCTTTTACTGAAGAAATTTCAAAAGAAGAATGTAGCAGAGCAAATATGTTATTATCATATCTTGATTATGCTAGGAAAACATTAGATGAAGCTTGTAAATATCTTGATACAATAGCTGTTCCATTTAAAAATTCAAAAGAGTCTGGCACAGCAATAACATCAGATCAAATATTAAAAGATAGAGCGCATCTAAGACAATTTAAAGAAGAAGTAATTAAAAAGTTCAATCACTTTAAAGTGTATGCTGGATATGCTTATGGTGGATTTGAGTATTTCTCTTCAGACCCACAAATATTAGGGTTATCAAAAAGTTTATTTACCTCTATAGATACACTTGAAAATAAGGTGAATGGATTTATTGCTTTATTTGATAATTTAGATAGCGCTGATTTCGTTGATAATATATTAAAAATGATTGGAGATGATTCTGAGGAGTCTAAAGGTAAAGATTCTATAAAGAAGCATTGTGAAACTATAAAGACATTAATTGAAGACAGGATTCAGCATCATATAGCAAAACATGTTCTTGGTAGTAGCTGGCTTGACTCTGTATCAGGTAAAGTCAGTATAACTCCACAGAAGAGAGTTCCAAAGATAACTAAGTACTATGAAGATCTAAAAAGTAATAAAAATGTTTGAGATTAGGAGATAAATGTTAATAAAGCATGGTGATGTAAAGATAGTTAAGGTATATACAGAAGAAGAAAAGAAAGAATTAGAGAAAGATGATCTTGAAGAGAAGAAAGACAAAACTAAAAAATAATTTTGTTTATATTAATAAGTGAATATAAAAATGTAAATATTGTTCAATTAAATTAGAAAGATCATATTATGCCTCTAAGAAAGTTTGGCTGACATACGAGTAAATTTAATGCCAATATGTTATAGATATAAATTTAAGCACAAGAATTTAAAACTACTAAATGTATGGCTTAAAGATAAGGTATAATGTTTAAAAAATTTGGCGAATCTACAAAATGCAAGATAGAGGAATCTGATTCTTGCACTTCTTTTATAAACGAAACAATATTAAACGAATTTAAAAAAACAGCTAAAGAATTAAAAATATTAGCTCCTTCTTCAGAAGATTTTCTTTATTTTTCTACAATTATGATGCACGCTGCCGAATCATCTGCAATAAATGATGATGGTACACCAAAACTAACAAAATCCGGTGAAACTGTAAATGTTGGTTGGGACACAAGCGAAGGGACATGGAAGTGGAAAACTAATGATCCCACTATAAAACCATATAAAAATGCTAACGGCGATATTTTCCCTGAGAAAGAGCTAGTAACAGCACATAAATTATGGATTAGTAAACCATTGTGTATAGATCATAAATCTTCTTCTGTAGACCATGTGCGTGGTTACATAGTTGATACTTATTATGATAGAGAGCTAAAAAGAGTTGTTGCTTTGTGTGCATTGGATAAAAAGAATTATCCTGATTTAGCTCATAAGGTATCTGCTGGAATTACACCAAATGTATCAATGGGTACTGGTGTATCAATGGCTGTATGTACAGAACATGGTTGTCATAAAGTTGCAAGAGTTGAACAAGACTTTTGTAAGCATATGAAAGCAAAGTCAGGATACGGTGAAATTAACATAGGATTAAATCCAATTGAGTTATCAATTGTTGTTAATGGAGCTGACCAGAAGGCTAAGATAAAGCATATAATCGCCGCTGCAAATGCGCTAAATAATTATGTTGAAATGAAAGAGAATCAACTAAATAAATTAGCAAAAGAGAATTTTTCAGCTTCTCTTAATTATAGTAATGATGGAGTTGAAGGATCAAAATCAGCTGGTGGATCTATTAATTTTAATACAAACTCAATTGAAGAGTTTAAGGCAGAGCTTGAAAAAGCACTAGAACAACTAGAATCAATTTCAAAAGAAGAAGTTGAAATAGAAAAAGAAATGAGTAAGGATTCTGGTGATGCTGGTAATAATAATGAATCTGATTCAAATACGGATTTCAATATTGCGGCTCCTGGACAAAAATTGGCAAGCAAAGATAGTTTAGAGTTGAGCGCAGAGCTTGAAGAAGCAAAGAAAGCAATAGCTTCACTAGAAGGCAAGCTAGAGAATCTAAAAAACAATTTTAACCAAATGTTAAATAGGGATGAAATGTCTGAATTAAAAAAGAATAGCTATTATCAAGGTACAGTAGAGCCAACCCCAGGCAAGCCACAATATGCCAGAGAACCAGAAAACGAAAAACTTCGTGAAGATGGTGATAGACATATGCAAGTTGATGATCTAGGTGGCACTGAAGGTATGCACCCAGGCGTTAAAAGCGTCTCTATGTCTGAACTAGAACGAAAGAAACTATTAGCAAGAGCTGAGTCAGAAGAACGCGCAATGAGGAGAAACGCAATATTGGAAAATGCAAAAAAAGCCCTAAAAACTGAAGCATACTATCAAGGTGGTGGTGGTGTTAATGAACCAACTCCAGGTAAACCAAAATATCCAGTAGACAAAACAAATGTTGATCTAAGAGATGATGACAAACATATGAATGGTCAAAAACCATTTCCAGATGTTGGCAGCGTTGATGGATTACATCCAAGTCCTTCTTCAGTTCAACAAAAAGATGAACTAAAAAGAAAAGAAATGCTTCATCGCGCTGGTCTAGAAGGTAAGTTTGTTAAAGTTACCAATGCTAATGGCTCAGTAAATTTTGATAAGACAGCTTGGGAAATATATAATGATGGCTCCCTAATACTAAAAGCTTCAGTACATGAACTAACAGGCGGAAGATCAGATCTATTCTATGATTCGATTGCTACAAAAGAATTCGGCAAAAGCCTCATTTCAAAAATTAAAGTTGAAGGATCAGATTCAGTTGCTAGACTATATAAATCAGCTCAAGAAATGCCAGTTCCTCCAGCTCCTCCAGCACCACCCGCAGACGGTGGACAACCACCAATGGATATGCCACAAGATCCAAATGCAATGCCAGCCACACCAGAACAAGATCTAAGCGATCCAAAGACAAAAGCCCTAGTATTATCAGAAGAAGTTAGAGATAAATCTTCAGATTTACATGAAGCTGTTAAAGCACTAGCAGGCGAAAAAGACGAAATAGGTGCTGCTGATCAAGCTACCAAGTCAGCTTCCTTTACACTAAAAAGACTACAAGCTAGCAGAAAAGAAATAAATGAAGAACTAATTTCAGCATTTAAAGAATGCATTGCTAATCTAGATGACCATTCAAAAGAACTAGATATGGTAAATGAAATATGCGGAAGAAAAATAGCTAAGACAGTAGACTCAAATTTTGTTAACTATATGAAAGATGAATTTGATGTTGTTTTCAAAGAAGCAAAAGCTTCACTAGACAATGCAGACGAGCTAATCGGCGCATTTGTTAGATATGCAAGAGGAACAGATTATCTAGTCAAGCAAGCTCAACTAGAAGGATCAGAATCCGTTGATGCTCTAGGTGAATCATCTGGAGAATCTGAAACAGTTGAATCAGCAATCCAATCAGCACTAGAAGATGTTGGTGGTGCAGAGGATCTAGATATGTCTTGGGATGCATCTGATGCAGATGATAAAGACAAAGATGATGAAGACGATTGTGACGCAGATGATAAAGAAAAAGATGACGAAGACGATTGCGATGCAGATGATAACGATGCAGACATTACGGCTACAAAGGAAGAATTAGCGAAAGTAAAAGCAAACCCAGGTGACAAAGTGACAGTAAAAGCTTCATTAGCAACAAGAGAAGGAAGAGATGCTCTAAGAGCAAAACTAGCAGCTGACACTCTAAAGGTTAGCCCACTATTACACGATGCACATCCAAAAGGTGGCACTGTAATGATCAAAGATGTATCAGATAATCTAGGTAAAGTTGAAGATCTAGAAGAAATACATGATGTAATGATGGATGTAGCCAAGGCTCCAGTTAAAGTTAGAAAAGAAGCTGAAACAATCAGAGCACTAGTTGCTGAAGGTTCAATAACAGAAGAAGACTTCCCAAGCCTAATAGCTGAAGGTGTTGATAAGGCTGCAATTGAGTATTACAAGAAATATTGGGCAGATTCAGATAAAGAAGGAAAAGAATTTGCTGCTGCTCTAGTAAGCGACGTAAAGAAATCAAAAGCAAGTGATGATTTCGAGGCTGAAAAAGTAAAACTATCAAGAGCCTATGAACTAGCTTATGAAATGGTTTCAAAGGGTCTATGTGGAAGCGATAGAAAATCAATTGGCGAAAAAGTAGCTGAATTGGTTAAGGTTAATGATGATGGTTTTGAAACAGTTAAAAATGTTGTTGCTTCATACAAGCCAGTTGTAAAAACAGCAATGAGAATTCCATCAGTAGGTCATGTGGATTCACTTGGTGGCGAAAAAGTTGAGAATGAAGATCTAACTTCACAACTATCAGCAGCTCTATCAAGTGTTTCAAAAAGAATGTTCTAAAATAAACCAATGAATGGGGAGATTATGTCTCCCCATTCATCAACATTTTTAAAAGGTTAATAAACTATGAAAAAAAACGAAATTTCAGATATGCTTGCAGAAGGGATGAATACTTACCTAGAAAGTCCAGAATTTAAGTTCTTATTTAGAAAAGCTGATTTAGATCTAGAAACTCCAGTTGAAGAGCTAGATGGTTTAGGTGGTGGTTCTGAATCAGTTGATGATGTTGCTGGTGCTAGCTCACTAGATGATCTAGATCTAGAACAAGAACTAAATGATCTAGGAACAGAAGAAGCTGGTCCATCAGATCCATTAAGCGAAGAACTAAGCGAATATTCAGCTAATTCAAATATGGCTGTAGATGGTTTACTATCTGCTTCAGCAGCTCTAGATGAACTAGGTGCAGTTCAAGCTTCAGCAGATTTACTAAAACTAGCATCTATGGTTGTAGAAGCCAAGAAAAAGAAAGTAAAAGAAGTTGAAGATAAGAAAAAAGGTAAAGACAAGAAAGAAGAAAAAGAAGAGAAGAAAGCCAAAGAAAAAGCTAAGAAAGACGAAGCTGATGCTCGTGATAAGAAAATGAAAGAAAAAGAAAAGAAAGCCAAAGAGAAAGAAAAAGAAGAAGAGAAGAAAGCTAAAGAAAAAGCAAAAAAAGAAAAGGCTAAAAAATAATGTTTAAAGAGGATAGCTTTGAGGAAGAACTATATTCTTCCATGAAGAAAAATTTAACTAGTAACTCTAAAACTGAAGATTTAAAGGTTAGAGCAAGCAACCTTAAAGTTATCCAATCTTTAAATTTTGTTGCTGAGATACTAGAGAAAAATAAATTCACTAAACAAGCTGAAGCAATAACTTCTTTCATGGGTAAAAGAATTGGTCTTAAAAATGTGCTAAGTTCTTTTCAAGATAAAGAATTCATAGAAAGGCTAGATAAAGATACTTCAGATATAATAAGCTTTCATTTCAAAAATGCCGGCATAGATAGCTCTAAATTTATAAATAAAAAATACTTTAATGAATATGAGCAGCTATTGGATGTTAAGTATTCAAGAGCAAGCAAGCCAAGTATGACATCTGAAAAACCACCAGTATTATATAAAGGTGAAATTTACAAAGATAATAAATATTTAGAGAACATAAAAAACATAATAGCTAATTCAACAAAAAATCAAGAGATAGATGGCGCTGATAATATTAGTGTCACATCAGAAGATTTTGAAGACGAATAATAAAATCTAGTATTCTTAACTTTATGGGAGCGATACACTCGCTCCTTTTTTTATTTAATAAAAGTATATAAAAGTAATATTTATATATACTTTTATGTTCAAAACAATATTTTATGGTAAAGCTATGCCATATAGCTTTCCTTTAGATCCAAGCGTAGAATTTTTACCTGGAATGGTAGCACAGTTAACAGTTATTGGTGGTCAGCAAATGGCTACTGTATCTGATGGAACTGCGCCTATTGGTATTATAGATGATATTAGGACAAGAAGCTTTACGGCTGTATCTTGGAACGAAGTAATAATAGTTCCTGCTAGTGGTTCTTTTAATGGTGCTCAGTATGTAAGTGTTACTGACATAAACGCTCCATTGGCACATCCAAGTATAATAGCGGGAAGTTTTACATCTACTGTTAGGGCTGTATTAAATCCAAATAATGGTATTCTTACATTTTTAACTGGAACTCCGTTGAACTATGACTTGACCGGATCTGGTATACCCAATGCTATTAAGGCTGTAGTTAATTATACATATAACATTCCAAACATTCCGGGCGATGACTCAACAATGGGCTCTGGGAAAGTTACAGTTTGGTATGAGCGGTTTATGTTTGAGACAGCGCAATTCGAGACAAATTGTAGTTATGCAATGAATGCAAATTTATATGTTTCAGAAAAGGGATTTTTAACATCTAGGAAACCTTCTAAATATCATCCATCAGTTGGTATGGTTATTAATCCACCAAATCCAATTGGCAACAGCATGTTACAAGTATTATGGTGGTAATAGGATATAATCTTATATTTGTATTAAAATGAGGATATTCTATGACCTATAAGAATATAAAATTTTCTGAATCTGATGTAATGAAAGAGTTTGAGAAAATAGCTTTAGACAAAAAAATAATACAGCCTAAGATAAAAAAGAAAGCTTCAAAAATAGAGATTTCTGCAAATCTTGATGTTAATATTTGTAATTTGATAAACAAATTATCAGAGTCGGGGAATTTTAGTTTAGCTGAAGAAGTTAGATCAAATTTTCTTGAGTACAAGAAAGCACAAGTAGAAGATGCAAAAAATGAACTAAAGATGAAGAAACTTGCTTCAGAAGTAACAAATGATATGAAGAGGTTTTATGATTCAGCGCATCCAGAGGGAAGTGTTAAGGTGGATGATGATTCAGAAAGCGTTGTTGAAGATTTGTATGATAGCCATGATGCTATTATGAAGATTGTTAATAAAGTTAATCTAAAAAAAAAAGCTAACTTAATTAAAAAAGCAAATGATCCAGAATATTATGAAAAGAAAGTAAATGCTATTCTTAATCAAATGTATTCTTTGATTTCATCAGAGATAAGTAAGATTCAGGCTGCTAAAGATTCTAATATTTACAGCGATTCTGAAAAATCAAGTAAAAAAAATGAAGCTCTTACCAATAGAGCTATGCAATTTTTATCTAGAGTAAAAAATATAACAAATACTTTTGGTGGATTGGGTAGTGGATTTGTTGCTTCAAATATAACAGACCCAATAACTCAAGAATCTATAGGGTCAAAAATTACAACAATAATAAATCAAGTACATGGTTTATATAATTTCAATGATCCTGAAGTTAGTACGAAATTCCCAGATGTAGCTAGAAATATACAAAATATAATAGAGTCCTCTAAAATAAAATTGAATCAAGTTGTTGCTGAATCAAATAAATCTGGAAACAATACGGTAAATCTTGGTGAATTTAATACAAATAGCCCTGACCATTCTGTTGTAACAGATTTAGGCGAAGTTAATGTTCAGTCTACACCTGAGTCTAATAAAATGTATAGCGTATTAAATAGTTGGACCATGACTAACAAAACATTAAAAGCATCCATTAATCAAGCAAGACAGCGATTAAATTCAATAATTGAGGAAGATAATAGTGAAGATGCTGAATGGGTAACAAAATCAGAAGAATATATCAATGCTTTGTTTTCAGATGCTAGTAAGATAGATTCATTACTAAATACAATAGCTAATGAAGCTTATGATGATGATAATCAATCTAGAGTTCATGGGGCTTTAAATGATTTTGGTTTTTCAGGTGAAGCCTTGAATGATTTCAATAATCTATTAGGATTTAGAAAAGCAGTTAATGAAGCCAAGGCAAATTTAGGGGCAATAAAATGATTGATAGAGATATAATCGATAGAATTAAAAATGCTCAAAAAGTTACTTTTCCTGGAGGAAGAGGTGGATCAAAAGCTCCAGGTAAATCTCAAGGCACTCCTAGTGCATCAACTAAACCATCACAAAATAAAACCACTAATCAATCTCAATCAAAAACTGCCATAAAACAAATGCAAACTTCTATGATAGCATTTAGAACTGCATTCAATCAATTGGCTATTGGTTCTAATGAAGTTGGTAGAAGATCTACTGGTGAAAATTTAGATAATAGCAAACCTGACTCCAAATTAGATTTAATTGATGATAAAATAAGATCTGTAAAAACAAAATTGTTTAATGATCCAGAAAACAAACAATTAAAAGCAGAATTAGATTCATTAGATAGTGAGAGATATTCTATAGCTAATAAAAAGGGTCCAGAGAAACAAACAAAAGATGTTCATGGCTTACGCCCAATTGGTCAGATTCTTCTAAATGATTATATTGGAAAAGATACATTACAAGGAATGACTTTTGCTGATGTAGATATGAAACAACCAGGAAGAATGGGGCAAGGAACTGGCGCGCAGGATAATGTTAGTTTCGTTGGGGTAATAGATTCAATTGGTAGAGTTGGAACTCCTGTTGATAGACAAAAAACCAAACAAGAACTAGATCTAGAAAAACAAATAGCACAGTTAAATGATAGAATAACAAAAGAATCTAGAACATCACAAGCTATAAATTCCGCCAAGACACAATTAGCAAAAGAATATTCTCAATCTAAGGGTACGCAAGTAACTCCAGCATCTATTCCACAACAAGAAGCTGAATCTAAATCATTTGAAATGGTTAAGGCAAAATATAAACCACAATCTTTAAAGTTAAATCAAAGCTTAAGTCAAGCCACTAGATTTGCTGTACAAGATCAGCCAGATAAGCCAGGTGAAGAAAAAGAAGATGGTATATGGGATGTCAGAACAAATAATTCATTGAAAAACATAGCTGGTATTACTCAAGGTGTACTAGGATTTTCTAAAGATATGGAAATCAATGTTCCTGGGTATACCCAATCAAATCTAGAATCATTCAAGAGCGGAATACCAGATGATCCAGAATTACTAAGATCTGAAGAACTACAACCTGGATACGAGTCTAGCATAACAAAACTATGCAATGCTTTAACTGCTCACATCAAAGCCCAAGCTAGGTATATTGAGTTGTTAAGAAAAAATCTTTTTGAAAATCCAGAATATCAAAGTTTCATGAAGCAAGAGAAATCTTTATTTGATTTTAATAAGACAGATCAAGAAGGTATGAATAAAAAACATGAGCAAGATAGAAATAATCAAGTGAGTAATGAAAGAAATCCAACATCTGAAATGGATAATGATACTGCTGAGTATTACTCAAATCATAAATTTAAATTTGACTCAAATTATCATGGTGCAGGTATTCAGGTAGGAATAAATAATAAACAATGGATAGTAAGGTTTCAAGATTTAGACTCAGTTACTTCTTTTGAAAATCTATATAAAAGAATAAATGGTGGAAATGAACCAACAAAAGAACAAATGCTTGAGTTCTATAATCAAATAAACAATTCCATACAGCAATTTAACCAAAGTAAAGATTATCTAGCGCCAGTGGATGAACCATTAACTCAATCAGTGCCATATAGAGTTAAGGTTCCTTCTAAATTACCATGGGATAGGACTGAAACTAGATATAAAACCGTACCTAAAAATTAATTATCAATCTTAACTTATATAGTTATGGATTTTATAAGAAAAGATAAAGATTTATACAATATATTAACAAAATTAGGTCAACAAGCCGAATCTGGTGGGTTAGATCCTAATAAAAATGCAAAGGTTCTCCAGGTTTTATCTAAAAATTTAGGAGAAGCTTTGCAATCTTATGTTCCTCCCAAGCCATCAACACAAGAAGGATTTCATGGAGGGGATAAAGAAAATCCTAACCCAAAACTTTATCTTGAATCTCTACAAACAGATATTGATTTTCTTGATTATTTAAGCTTTGCAAACATTAAACATGGATCAACTCAATTAGTTTATCTAAATGGTATGTTACCAGAAACAATAGATAAATCTGAATACGTCAAGTATCCAAAACCAAAAGATAATCAAGGTAAAGAATTTAAATACTGGATACATAAAAGATATATTAGATATCTATTGGAAGATTTACAAAGCTCTGGTCAAAGTAATAAGTTGCTAGCAACTAGAGTTGGTAAATTAATCAAACAATTTAGTGATAACTCTGGCGAATCATTTGATCCAGCTGATAAATCTGGTCAATCACAGCAAATTGATGCTCTTCCAAAATTAATAAACCCAGAGAATCCAATGGAGCAGGGAAATATTTATTTGTTTACTACAGATTTAAAATCAGATAATGATTTTAATGATTGGCTTAACCGAGCGCAATTACAATTAGCTAAAGGTGGTAAAAATGTTCCAGTTGCAGATATGAATAATATTTGTGACTTTATTTCATACCTATATCGTAGAGCTTATAATTACGCAAATCTATCTGGAAATAATAAAGAGAGAATTGGGCTTGGTCAGTATTATGCAAAACAAATATATAGCATTGCCCAAACACATTCTTGCCCCATCGGTAAACCAGCTGGTCAACCTAATCAAGGAGGTTCGCCAGATAAAGATAAACAACAAGGCGGTCGCGAGGGTCTAACTGATAATGAAGTCGTTGCCCAACTACGAAGCATAGTGCCTAATCTTCCACTAAATACTAGAACAATAGATTTTAGGAAAATATCTGAATGGGCTTTACTAATAAATAGAGTATTACCAAAACAAGAGCAATTCCCTACTGGTGATATGGATGGATTAAGGGAAAATATAGTAAACTATTTAAAATCCGGAGCTAATCCAGCAGGTTACCAATATGATTTAAGCAAATCACCTGATGATGTTCTAGCTTTATTAAAAGAGCCCGGACAATCACTTAAGTTTCTTTCTTTATTAAGACAACTTGTTGATAATGTAGCTGAATCAGTGCAACAAATAATAAGCGTATATGGATCTAAACTAGAAGCAGATCGTCAAGCATATCAATACATACTAAATCAAGTCGGACATGATGCAAGCTCATATTCAATTGCTCAACAAAACAAAACACGCTTATCAAGCGTAATGAGAAGCTTACAATCCACTTTACCAAGGTATATGCAGCAAATGCAACAAAAAGGTAAATAATGTATACAAAAATAAATTTCATAAATGATACATTGTTAATCGAATCATTTAGTACCAATAAAATGGTTAAACAAGCTCAATCAATGCCACCATATGTTGGTTCGGTTATGGACTCTGTTACCAGTTATGTAAATAAAGAATTTGCAGGTGTAGATAAAACAAAAGCTGTTGTTAATTTATTAGCACCAGGAACGGTTTTCTTTATTTTAAATGCTGCTGGATTAACATGGATAGGGTTACTTGCTGGTCTTTTGATGCGTATGTTTAAGTTTGACGCATCAAAAGCAATTGATTCATTAAGATCAAAAATAATGTCTAAGGTTTCATCTGGTGAGAAATTTACTTCTAATGAAGTAAAATCATTAGTTGATTCAGTTATTCCATCAATGCAATCAAGTGAGCCAAAGTTAGAAACAACTTCTAGTGAAATAAACGAAATAATAAAATTAGCTTATTCTTCAGAATCGTTGAAAGATATATTGGACAAAGCTCAAGAAGCAATAAAAGGTAAATCTTATAAGCAAGGCGTAATAATGAGGTTGTTTAGAACAGTATTATCTTGGTTTGCAATTATAGCATTAGCTTCCACTGGATTCATGGTTGCAGGAGATGGAATAGCTTCTTTGGTAAATAAAGGAAAAGAAATAATATCACCAGGATCTCAACCAGTATTCCCAACCAAACCAGAGAAAACTGAACAAGTATTACCAAAACTACCAACAGGAAAGCCAGTACAACCACAGTCTAGATTTACAATAAATCCAAGATATACAGAAGAAAATTATCAAGGCAAAATCTGGCAAGTTAATAAACCAAATACTACCAACAATATAATAAATACTATATTTGATTATATTGAAGACGTATACCCTGAGCTAGCAAAGAAAGAATCTGAAGTATCTAATACACCAGGATTTAAAGCTATGTTGGAACATATCAAAGAATACAATGATGACATTAAAGGATCTAATCTATTCTTTATGCCACCTAATTATAAGTCAAAAAAACAAATTGCAGATCTTATAGTTAAAGATCTAGTATAATATTCACCAATAATTATAGGTTAACAATGAGTAATTACGTCCTAGAGAATTATATTAAGATGGCAGAAGAAAGAGAAACAAAAACAACAAAGCTTTATAAAAAACAAGAAGAAAAAAACATAGTGGATGAAGCGCATCCTGAAAAGGCTATTGTTCAAAATTCTTATGATTCTATCCAAGGCTTGGTTGAGAATGTAAATGAACAACAAAAAATACTATTAAATATAGTTAATAAAAAACCTGATGGTCAGCTATCGAATAAAAAATATTCTGAAACGAAATTAGCTTTATCTTTGCTTAAAGTTGCTAATACTACTAACAATGAAGACTTAAAAACATTAGCTGAAACCTGCAACGAGCAAATAAAAAAAAAAGCATCGTGGGCACTAGTTGGTAAGATAGCATTATGGGGCATCCCAACTTTGATATCCCTAATCTATGCCCAACAACATCTTCCAGGTATACATGAGGGGCTTATCATAAGCCATAAAGAACTAATAGAGTCATTAGATGATCTACTTGCATCGGATGATTCTAATCCATTATTATATGGAGCTAGCTATAGTACCGAGTTAATTAAATTATGCAATGAATTAAAAGTAAACGCAAATAATCTAAAAGAAAAATTTGATTTGGTTGTGCAATTTGTATCCAAGATACAAAAACCAAAAGATGGTCAATCAGCAATTGATATTTTAGAAAATGAAAAATTTAAAAATGGCGTCGAATCTTCTTTCAAAGAATTTGATGAGTTGAGAACAAAATTAATACCAACTTTTACAGAAAAAGCCAAATTATTCTCAGATAAAGCATTTAAAGCAATGAATGTGAAAGATAAAGGCTTTTTAACTAAAAAAATAGATAACACCCACGTATTAAGTGGCGGATTTGGTTTACTTAAAGATAAGTTTGATGAAGTTTCTAAATCATTAGAGAAGTTTAACAAATCTCTTTACTCTATAGATAAATTATCTTTCACTGTTTCAGAAACAGCATCACAAGTTCAAGCCAAACTAGAATCAGCAGGAAACAAAACCCCTGATCAGTCAGGTCAAGTAAAATTAACCCCTCAAGAAGAAGCTGAGTTGAAAGATAAACTAAAAAAAGATATTACAACTGATATGAAGAAAAGGTTTGGATTAGATGAACCAGAAAAAACAACTAAACCAACAACTCCTACAGCTAAAAAACCAATTCCACAAAAATCATTAAAAGAAATAGTTGATAGAATACATTATGGCGAACCACCAACATTATAAAATATTTTTTTAAAATATGGAATATTAAATAATATTTTTTAGTTAATTAGGTGTAAGTCAATTAATAGGAAATTAAAATGTCTCTAAAACCACTATCAGCCCAACAACCACTAGGTCAATTTGACGGTGTTGACTCAGAACTAACTTCACTAAAAGGTGGAGAAGTTGTTACCGTAACTTCAGTTGCTACAACTGGATCAAGTTTAGACAAAGCTGCCCCAGATGCTTTTGATGGATACATGATACCATCACTAGTTCAAAAAAGACCAGCTATCACCAAGACACTAACAGCCGGTAAAAAACCACTATGGCTAGCCGATGAAGGTATTACTGGTTATGGCACCATCCTAGGTTCTCTAGTAGGTGGAACAGTAGGTCAATCAGTATCAGGAACCGTTTTCGGACCTCATACAACTTCAGGTTCAGGCAAAGTTACATGCTGGAATCAACCCGGTCTATACGCAGTATCAGTAGACGCAGTTGACACCACAGTTTCAACAGGTCTAATCGTATCAAATACATCACTAGATGCTGGTTCAGCTCTATATGCAACTTCAGCTGGTCTATTAACCCCCACAGTTGGTTCAGCTTTTGAAAGCGTTGTTGTTGGTAGATTCCTAGAATTCGCCACAAACGGTTCACTAGTAACTTCAAATGTCGGCATGGTTACAGCCCTAAATTCACCTTCAGGTGCAACTGATCCAACAAGATCACCAACATTCGTAGTTCTACACTTCAATCCAGCTGTCTAATTTAGCTTAGACATCTTATAAATAACTGGAGAGGCTTTCGCCTCTCCTTTTTTTGTTTATATATTAACATTTATTTATGGATTCAGATAAAATAATAAAAGCAAGTCTTTTGTACATAGATAATGCTGTTGTAAAATTTGATTATAATTTGATTGTTAAGATAATTGTAAAACTTGGATATCATTGTTCTGACAAGAAAAAGTTAGAAGGTTATTTAACAACACATTTAATATTAGACCTTATGGCTAATCCGGATTTGATTTATATTCTGATATCTAGAATAATAATGTTTAAATTTGCGGCAGGGTTTGCTGCTCTTTATAAGCAGACTATGGATATTTCATATGCTAAAGCTTCCAAGTTTTATTCAAACAAAGCTGGAGCTATGAAGAATCTATCTGATAAAAAAATAGATGAGCTGAATAGTATGCTTAAGAATGTGGAAGATTTAAAAGCATCTAGGATAAATATTAGTTATTCAGATTTAGAGGGTCTTATAAACAATAGGGTTACTCAAATATTCGATAGGTTTGTTAATAAATTAAAATAATTGTATGTTTAACTTTACTAAAATTGCAAACGAATTAGGTCTAGTGGAAAAAGTTCTTGATAATGATAAAATCAATAAATTTATTGATTTTTTATTAAACAAACCAGAGATACAGAAGTTTAAAAATGAATATGTAAATAGGTTTAATGAGATTGATAGTTTATTATTGGAAGAAATAAAAAATGTATTGCCGGAAAAACTTTACATTAAAAATGAAGAGGTAATCAAAGGTTTATTGTTTATTCATAAGCTTACGAATTTACTAACCAATATAAACTTTTCCTCTAGATTCGATAATTTTATAAAATTTAAATTAAGCATGTGTTATTTAGATCCAAACAAACCTTCTTGGAAGAATTTAGATTATGATTATGCTATGTCTTTCTATGAACAAAATCATAAAGATTGTGAAGTGCTTAAAATTTTATCTGATGAAATATTAAAAGAATGTGATTTAAGTAGGTATCAGGAAGAGGTGTACCATGCTATGCGCAGGATATTTAATACTTTAATCAAACCAATTGATTCATATTTGATTTCTCAAGATAACTCTGAGACTGATAATTTCTTTACTAATTCATTAACAGAATTTCTTGAGAATTCACAAACATAATATTATAATAAATAACTTCTTTTATATATAGAATGAAATAACTCCTTCGTCGTCATTTCATTTCTTCAATTTAACAACATTTTTTGCGATGTCAATGGGTCAATAAAAAATAATTTTAATATGTTTAACTTTAGAAAAATATCACAAGAACTTGATCTATCTGATGAAAATTTAAAAATGGCTGACAATTACGTAAACGAGTTTGCCAACAAAATGAACCCTGAGACTTTCCAAAATTTCCTGTCGGAGTGTGGGGTGGAAAATTCGCTAAAGAATCCTGAAGATTCAGCTAAGTTTCTTAAAATGATAGGCTACAAAGTGCTCGGGACTAGGATTCTTGAAGTTGCTGAAGATAAGATAAATCCAGATGTTCAAGGTCCATTAAAGATATTAGGAAGACAATTATTAATGGAAAGATTTATGGAATTACAACCAGAAGTTGATTTATTATTGGATTTGGATAAATATTCAAAATCAAG